GCTCGGAACCTGCCGTGCAGAAAAACACCCTGTAAAAAGTTATCTATGTTTTTTATTGATAACAACTTACAGAAGTTATTGCTTTTTAAGTCATAAGTATGGATAGTATCAACAACCAGGCTTTTGTAAGTGCCATGTGCCTGTGTAAGTGCCTGTAAATCAACAGGTCGTTCCTGGCTTTTCTTGGCTTTTGTAACCTGCTGGTATAGAGCCTTTAACAAGAAGCCATGTTTCCAGGGGGTGGCAAAGTACATCAAATGGAGTGGTTTCATTTGATCTTTTTACTCAAGAGACCATGCCTTTTTCTTCTTTAAGCCCTTAATATGCATAGATTTAGCTGTTTATTTTGTGTATATAGAAGTGATTTATAGGGCATTCCCTGGGTGGCTACCGTTTTTTGCCTGCCCTGGTTGGGCATCCAGGCTCCTCACCAGGCTGGGTGGTCTGGTGTCCATGGTCTGACCCTGCAAGGCTGGGCTTGTGGTCGGGCTTCCAGGTGGCTTTTCGTTGATTCCTCACAGGCTCCCACCTGCCTCCACCCATGCCTCTACCAGGGGCTTGGCTTCCTCAATGAACTCTAGTCTCTGGGCTTCTGACCAGGCTGATGGGCTCTTCTTAGCTACCCATTGCTTGGCCTTAAAAACATATGCTAACCAATGGGCTTGGGGTCTTGGGCTTGAGCCTTCAATGGGGTCTGGCAAGATACCTGCCCAAAGGCATAGCTGTTTGAGCTCCCCTGGTTTCGGGCTGGCCAGCATGGTCTTGGCCTTGGCTACCCTCTCCAGGCGTCTGCCTTCCTCACCATTGATGCCACCAATATCAAGCACTTGCTCAATATCCAGCCCCTCACTCCTGGCTGATAATAGCAGTTGCCCTGCATCAGCGGCCAGGCTGATTGCTTCAGCCATGTCCTGGATTGCCTGTTCCCTGGCCTGGCGTAGTTTGGCTACCGTTTTTTGTAGCTCCATTCCTACCTGTTTTTCATTGTCCTGGGTGATTGCCTTACTCATGTGTTGTGTTCTCCTTATTGTGCAAAGGCTTCCCATGGCATTTGTGCCTCCTGGGCTTCCTCTGCTGGTGGTTCCAATTCTGCAAACCTGTGTTGTGCAAAGCCTCTTTCTGCATGGGGTGGAACACTAGAGCCTGGGTTCTCTAGCCCTTGTAGATAAACTACCACCTCACCTGGCTGGCCGTCCAGGCCGATGCCAATCCCCATGTCCCTTACCACATAGACCCTATCTTTTATTGGCAAGCTATTGTAATAGACCAGGATGTCTGTTGGGAACCTGTCGTCCAGGCATACAACCTTGCTCCCAGACCTCATTTTTTACCCCTCCCTACCGTTTTTTTGATGCCCTTTTCCCAGGCTCCCTTTGGCCATTTTGGACATTCCTGGCGTCGTCTCTGGTGAATCCTCAGAGCCCTCTCCTTATAAATCTCCCTAACCCTTTGAGACCTCTGCACCCTCAACACAAGCCCTGTTCTTTGAGACAACTCAGATAGCCTGGCTGATAGAGCCGCCCTGGTATAGGGCTTGCCTGTAAGTGGATTGATGTATTTCTTGGCAATGCTGGTTAGGCTTTCTGGGCTCCTGTTGGTAGCTAGTGCTAGTAGTGCCTCATCCAGGGTATCATCCCTTTTGGTTCTCAGTAGCGGCCCACTAAGTTCTGTCTGGATGGTGTCTTGAATCACCTGGGCGGCCATCTTGGCAAGCTCATCCAGGCTAATTGCTGGGTTCATGCCCTTCATCTTGGAAAGCCTCTCTTTTACCACATCCTCCATGGTATCAATTTCTGATGCTATATCTGGGGTGTAACTGGCCAGGATGCTATCAGCAGGGTCTTGATTTATAGGGCTCATACCGTTTAATTTTCCACTTCCACCCAGGCATACCTGCCTACCCTGTTCAGTTCTGCCATTGCTTGTCTCTGGGTTGAGAAAAACAGGTCAATTACTGGGGCTTTACCACTGCTGGCCTTCTTTGCCACCACTGCTGTGCCAGTGTCTTTAGCTATGTAGGTCTTGCCATTCACCTTTACCCTGGAGCCATATTTTATGATTTTTGGGTCGACAGCACAGGTCTTGCCACTCACAAGCCTCTTCCCTGTTGAACTTTCATACCTGGTAGTCCAGGGGTCTTGGCTTGGATGAGCCCAATAGGCTGTAATCCTGGCCTTAATCAACTTCTTTGGCTTTGGTGAAGCCTCAATCAGTATGTTAGCCGCCTGGCATGGAGCCATTAAGGCAATAATCATTGCCAGGAACCTCATGTAGCCACCTGTTCTGCATCAATCCAGTGTGCAAATCTCCCAGGCTTAACAATCTTACCGTTTTTCTCCAGCCACCTGGCATGATATTGGACTGCTCCCTGGCCAAGCTTAAGGATTTTGGCAATGACTGCTGTTGGAATGCCATTGATTAACAGTACTGCAATGGCCTGGCGCAATAAATCTATGCGTTCTTCAGTCCTGTTCCTTGCTGTAAGCTTCTTAAACTCTGTATTATCTGGGCAGAGTTCAATCAAAAGCCTTTCAGCCCTAATTTGTGCTGATTCAATGGGCATAGCTTGTCCTAGCTTTTGACTTTATGGTGTCAATGTTGGTGCTTTATTTGTCACAACTTACACACACTGGCTTCTTATGCTCCTCTGAGACAATCATTGGGGTTGTGTTCTGCCACTTAATAAGATGGTGAATCCTGGGGTTGCTGGTGTTAATCATAGAAATTCTAACACTGGATGGGTGCATCATCACCGTAGTGAAAGCCTTGCAGTATGTTCCAAACCTCAGATACATATCAGTTATACCGTTTTTCTGGCTCTGGGTAGCTGTCTGAACCAGGCTTATCATTGGGATGGTTCCAAACATTGTCCCCCTTGAGCCAAGGGTCACATAGGTATTCACATCCTCATTCATTGCACCAATAAATTGGAATGGCCTATCTGGAGAGCAGATGAATGAGTTCATGCATTTTCTGATCAATGGCTTCTTAGTGGCATATCTATTTTCAACACCACCAATGAAGTCTCCACCCTGGGCAAAGGCTATGCTAAAGAACCCTGTTGCTTTATAAAACTCAAGGTAGAGCCCAAGAATGCTGTCCAGGTTTGTTATCCTGTGAACATTAAGCTTCTCACCACACCTGCTTACATATCTGTATTCAAAAGATATGTAGTCATCATCTAACTCCATAAAGAACTTCAGCCCCTTGTCCTTGGCTATTTGGAAACAGGCATTCCTGGCATGAGTGATTGTCCTTCTCTCATCAAAGTTGTTGCCTTCATCAACCTGGTCTGCCAACTGCTTCTTGTTGAATACCACAACCCTATCCTTGCCAAAGTTGGCAATGTATTTGTCCAGGGTCTTGTCCTCATCATCCACAACCAGGTAAAGCTTTCCAGTGTAGCCAGCCCTCTGAAGGGTTGCCATGGTCTTTACATTGGTTGGTCTGCCGTGGGTTAGGATGAAGATGGCAAAATCATTCTGTTTGCTCAAGATATTGGCTCCTTATCTCATCACAAAGCTTCACATATCCATTTTGAATGGCCTTCCCGAAGTCTATGATAACCAGGGCAGACTTCTCCATTAGATGCTGAACCTCTGGCGTGGCATGAGCATAGTAGTCTGCAATCTTTTCATAATTGAACACACTATGCCTCTTGGCCGCCTCAATCAGAAACTCCTTCACATCTTGTGGAATGTCTGATGCAAGAATCTCCCTAATTAGGCTGTTTGATTTTGCAATATCAACCAGTTCAAGCAGGTGAGGCTTCTTGTTCTTTGGCTCATAGATAGGAGCCTCTATCTTTGATGAATACTTTGAATCACCCTGGTCTGGCTCAAGCTCTCCACCAAATAAGTTGGCCTGTTTATGGATTCCATCCACTTACCACCTCCCATCCTTTGTTGGTTCTCTTAACAATCCTAGACCTTCCAATCTTTGGAACCTCAAGTTTTGCCATTGAAAGTGATTTGTAGGCTTTTGGAAGTTCCCTCCAGGTAAGAAGGCTTTGATCAACAACCTGTATCTTGAACAGAACAAGTTCATGTCTTTTTGTTGGTAGGTCTTTAATCAACATAATACTGGCTCACCTTCTTTCCTGTCTCAGTCTGTATGTCCCTGCTCTTGATTGCAAAGCCATTCTTTTTTAGATCATGGATTCTGCTTGCCAGCCTAAAAATACCATAAAGCCTCAGAGCCTCCAGGGATGTGATTGGCTTTCCACTTTGCAGATGTGACAGCACCTGCTGACATTGCTTGGAGCCAATTGGCTTAATTGGGTGGTGGGTCTGAACTGGCTCAACAAAGTCCATGGTTAGCTGAGATGCATAATGGTAGCTCATTTTTTTATCCCCTTTGGTTTGTAGTTAATCCAGTTCATGTCCCTGGCATTGAGAATTGTGGTGTGGTCACAACCCCATGCCCTGGCAATGACTGATGCGGGTATGCCAGCATTGTATTGGTCTTTCCACAATGCCCAACGCCTAGCAACAATCTCTGAGTTTTTGTTGGCTGTTGCCCTGCACATTGTCTTTCCCTTTTTGAACTTCTTTCCTTTTGAATAGGAAAGCTCTTCTGGAACTACAATGTTTGCAATCCTACACTCTTCATTTGGAACTGAATGCTTGAGCACCATGCATGATTTAATCTGGGTAATCTGGGCTCCCAAGCTGTTGTTTGATGTATCAATTTTCTGCATCAGTTCTTCAATCTTCTTTTCAAGTTCTGCAACCCTGTAGATTGTAGCTGGAAGTGCCATCTCAATATTGCTGATCATGATGTAGGAGCCCCAGCCTTCTGCCATTCACTGAAGCTTGTGAATCCCATAACCCTATATAAGGGAGCAGATTCACAAGATGATTTATACTGCTGTTTAGTTTGCATTGCTTGTGTTCCTTTCTGTTGGTGTGTTGTTTTTGTGTCCTTGTTCCTTCTGAAGCAGTTCCTGGCCGCGGCTTGCCAATCCTTAACATGGCCTTTTCCACCAACCCTCCAGCCATTAGCCTGGTAGTGATCATAGGCTCCTTCAACTGAATCTCCATACCATCCAATTGAAGTTGCATATTCAGACCATTCCAAAAGACTAGGGCGTGTCGCCCTTTCTGTATGTATATTCTTATTCTTACTCTTACTCTTATTCTCCCCCCATCTTTGATCAATACATGGCTCATCTTTGAGTGATAGATCATCCATCTTTGCTCCATCTCTGCGTCTGTAAGCCTCTATCTTTGAATTGATTTTGCTCAATCCTTGTGCAACTCCTTGATGGTGAATGGCTCCATCTTTAAGCTCAAAGACCCCAGCCTTCTGAAGCTCATCAACAAGATGCCCAGCCTCTTGGCCAACCATTCTGCTGATCTGTTCTTTGGTTGGTATGTTGCCACCTATCACCAGACTACCATTGCTGTTTGCCTTATACATTAGGCACACCAGGTGAATCCATAGACCCTTGGCCTCCAGGCTTACCAGGGAAAGTTTCTCATTGGAAAGCCATCTGTTTGGTTCAAATGGAAACCAGAAGGAATCCTTGCTCATTTCCTGGTCTCCAGGTCTCTCTTCTGGTATTTCTTTGCCCTTTCTAATAGCTCTTTTGTAATACGATGGGAATAATCTAGGTGGCTTACAATGTCCTTATAATTCTCCCTCTTTGCATGGTCGAAGTCTTTAAACAACTCCTTCAGTCTTTTGCTTACAACCCTGTGGAACTCCTCCACAAGCAATAACCTCTTTACACTCATTTATTTTTTCTCCTTTTGTCTTTTATTAAATCCCAAAACATTCCGAGCAGAAAAATTGTTGTGAGAAATATAGCTAATAAGCCTATGCTTAAAATGTATGCCTCCCACAAAAGTCTCCCTATGTATGAAAGGAAACTTACCATTTGGGTGCCTTCGGCCAGGATGCCCACATAACAACTCTTGGATTTGCCTGCCAGCTACGAGCCACAAATGTGCTACAAATGTAACGACCTGCAACAACTTCCTCGCCAGTATCAATAAGCACTTGTTCATCTTGCTTTGGTTGCTCCTTTATTGTTTTCCAAACCAGCATTGACCACTTGGTTTCTACAATCTCCACATCAATAGCGGACATTTTGCAGTCTCCTTATAGCAAGAACTACATCATTAAGAACATCCTTAATAACCTGGTCTTCGGTTGAGTCAGCAATCTGCTGAACTAATTCAGCACAACGATTGCGCTCCACCTCTGCAACCTTTGCAAAATTCTCCCTCAGAATGTTGGGGATTTCACCCAACATCTGAGAGCCTATGCTTTCTGTGGCATCAGAAAGGAATCTGGTCATCTGGATTCTCCTTGGTCACTGCATCTGCTTCCAACAAGATTTCTCTGATGATTTCATTTCTGATGATGTCGTTCTTGTATGGCTTGCCATCTTTGCCTGGCTTCAGTTCTTGCTTAGAAAGCCAATCCAGATAGTCCAATCCTTTACCACTTGGGAACTGGGCAATCTCTCTGAGAGTTGAGCCCTTATGCTTTCCAAAGTTCAGCACCATATCCCTAGCACCACCAAGCTTTTCATTAGCTACCTGGGCAACAATCTTTTCAGCCATACCTACTGGGGCTTTGATTGGCTCCTCATACTTCTCAGTGTTGATGTCCTCAAAGCCACCATGAGGAACTTCCTCGGCTGGTGTGGTGGATAGGTTGCTGTCGATTAGAACCACAATATGGGCAAAGGCTGAGCGACAGGCTCTGCTGATTGCCCTGGTCTGGCACATTGCCCTTCTGGCATATTCGGGCCTCTTAGCCCACATGGGCTCATCATCTCCAACAAAACCCTCTGCCTGGCTAATTACCTGGCCGTCTGCCATCTTTCTAACTTCTCCAATGCATCTGAATCCACCCTCCACTTTCTCAACACCCTTGGCAGATGCAACACATCCATGAGCCACTGCAATGGCTTGCCAGCCTTCCACCTTCACATAATCTTTATTGCCAATTCTCTGTGCTGTTGCCTTAACAATTTCACGACAAGCTCCAGCAACATCAGAGCTCTGCCTTGCCAGGATTGCCACCTGGTTGTTTGTTGTAGTTAGTTCACTGCTCATTTCATCCTCCTTATTGGTTGGTTGTTGTAGTCGTAATCCCCCAGGGATTCACGATCTTCTCTGCTTCCACTGACAGGTAAATTCAAGCTGCTAAAGTCTTTGCTCTGATCGTATTCAGTATCTGGGAATGGGCCGCAGGCTCTGATAATCCACTCGTCTTGGGTTTCTCCTGGCAACCTCTTTGGCATCTCTGGGCATGGATAACTCATTTGATTCCTTTCTTTATTTGATTCAGTAAAGCATTGTAGGCCATTGAACCACCCTTGCTGATGGTTGCTTGGATAGGCTGGAGCCATTCAGAAGTGATCTTGTGGGATGGAATCCTAAACACAAGGATGCCCCTGCTTGCGGCCTCATTATATTTTTCCATATCCTTGAGGAACCCCGCTCCCCTGGTGTGCCGTCCACCTGTATAGATTCCACCCTCAAGCTCAATGGCTACACCAGACTTGTGAAAGTAATCAAATCTCCACTTCCTTGTTGGATGAAACTTGTATTCAGCAACAAGTTCCTGGCCATGAATCACCCTCCACATAAACTCAAACTTCTTGTTTGCTTTGGAGGATTTCATTTTAATTCTAGTTTCTACCCCACCACTTGGGCTCTGGCTCAAGCATGGCCTCTGCCCTGGCAATCATCTTTCTGTTTTGTTGGATTGAAATGTCCAGCCTGTGAATCTCCTGGGCAAACAATTGAGCCAGCCTTTCTCTCTGAGATTCAACATCCTGGATTGCACTGCCAAGTCTATTCAAAAAAAATAGAAGAAATGCAGTGCAGATGATGATGGCAATAATCATTTGGACAAAAACTCAATCCAGGAATAAATGCCCATGCCAATAAACATTCCAAGTGTAATAAAAAAGTAAGCTTTTGCAATTTTCATAGTGTGTTTCTTTCTTGTTCTAGGGTTTGGGGTTAATGTGTCAATGAATTTAATTAACAATATATTTAACCTTTTTCATTTTTAGAAGCATTTCGAGCAGGTCTTTCTGCCCCTCATAGTATCCAGAATCGAAGCTCAAGTTATAAGACGGCTTGCCATGTTGGTGTCTGGCATGATGGGTCTTCCTTGCCTCTGCTTTTGCCTCTTCAAGCAATTCCTTGATTTGTCTTTTGGTTATCATTGTATTTTCCTTTCCTGGTTAGGCTTTGATGTAATAGCCATATACACACCTTGTGCCATCCCTGGTGCAGTCATGTGTATCATTTACAATTCCATCCACTACAGCGGCGAAGTGGTGGGTCACCCTGCATATAATTCTGCCCATTGGAAGCTCATGAGATTTGAGATGGGTCTTGCACCCAGTTCCAATCCCCATTGTGGCAACCCACTTCCAGCCTTTTGATTTTAGATAAGACCTCAGATGCTGGTGAAAGATTCCAGTGTCTGGGGTGTATTTTCCATTACTGGCAATCTTGGCCTGCCTCTTCTTGGTCAGAGGCTCATCTTTCATAAGAGCCCAAAGCTCTTGCCAAACAATGTTGTATGGCAGTTCCAGTGCTATTGCCAATGCCCTGGTGCCGCAGTCCCTGGCCTTGCCTTTGTATCCAGCCTCTTTTCTTCCACCATCATTGTATGTCCAGTTCATATAGGATTTCCTTTCTTTTATTAATAGGTTCTGCTGTCTGGAGACTTTGCAAGTTCATCTATTAAATAATTAAGCAGGCTCCATTTCCCATCCCCAAAGCCTTGCTGATATTCCTCACTAAAGGTATTCTCTGGGTTGTATTGCAGTTTCTCTGCCTCATCACGAAGTCCAATTAACAGGTCAATAAAGTTTTGCTTGGTATGACAAGAATGACTGAACTTTCTTTTTGCTGTAGGTTTTTCTAGTGGTTGCATTTGTATGTTCCTTTCTTGGTTGGTTTAGTTAATTGGCTGGGCATATTCATTTGCGCCAGCCTTGACCCAATTTGCTTCATCATTCACATCTTCAAGTTGTGATGGGCTTAGAACCAGCTTGGTTCCAGAATCAATAATGCTTGCAGTAATAACAAGCACATCGTAAGGCCCGAGAATTTTAAGAACCCTAACTCTAAGGTTTCTTCTCTCTCTGCCATTAGCAAACCCAATCAAATCATTGGCCAGCACATACTGGCCTTCATAGAACTTTTGGTTTTTTGTCATGCCCACAATCTAATCTATATTGAGGGTTTGTCAATGGTTTTTCTTCAATAGGATTTCATTGAATATCAATAACTTATGATGTCTTGATCAATTTATAGTGGGCAATTTGTGTAACTCTTCGCCCAGAACCATCAAAAACTCTGTAGATTCTTTTATCTAGGAATCCATCTTCCACCATCCTCTGAAGCAGTTTATTTCTTTGGCCAGAACAATGTCCCATGAGCCCCATTTTTTTAAGTGCCTTTTCTCCAGTAATCCAACCAGGTGGAACCACATCCTGTTGTTTGGACAAAAACTTTTTTAGGGTCTCAGCCCATTCCCCCTTAAATCCTATTTCTGTCCACTGCTTTCTTTTCCCTTTGCTCATACTGGGAATCGCCACCCTCCACTGCTGGTTGGTGAAAGAACATTCACAATGCAATCGTAATCATTGTATTCACCCCATGCTATTCCATGTTGCCACCTGGTGATGCTTCTGTTTCTCCTGGCATAGCTCATTGAATCAACATTAGCCAAGCATCCAATTGTCCAGCCCACTGGAGCCCCAACACTTCTGCCAGCCGCCCTGTCCACCCTGTGCAGATGCCCAATGACAATGGGCTTCTTCATCATCTCAACATGGTCACGCACGGCGTGCTCATTGAACATCCAGCCATGTCCAAACAAAGTCCCACCATACTCCCTCCAGCCTTTCATAATGTCGTATTGCACAATCTCTGCTCTTAAATCTTTGCAGACCTGGTGAAGGTCAGCCAGGCAACTGGTGGCACAATGAGCCAAGATTGCATTGGGAGAATATTGATGCTCGTAAACTCTGTGCTCGTGGTTGCCTACAAAAAATACATTTGGCTCTAATAACCTTAAAAAGTTTATGCCCGCATTGAAGTCCTCTGCAATGCTTGAGGCTCTGTCTGCTGAGTCTGGGGAACGCATTGCCCCAGCCCTAAAAGCGGCCAGGTCGATGGCATCGCCCAGGTGGAGTGTAAGGTCTGGCCTCCATCTCTTCTTAAACTCAAGCACAGCCCTGGTAGCCTTGGCATCTGCAAGGTGTCCATGGGAACAGGATACAGCCAGGAACTTCTTAAATTTTTGCGCCATCATCTCTACCTGTAATAACATACCAGATTGTTCTACAATTCTCCCTGGCAGTTAAGGCACAGACTGAGTCGTCTTTCATCCCTTCATAGGCAAGCTCCATAATGATTCTCATTTGCTGGCGTAGGGTGAAAAGATAGGTCAGTTGGTCCGTGGCCTCCTCGAGAGAGGATTCAATAACCTTACCAGTTGGCATATTCCACAAGCTTCCACCATGCTCAGCCTGGCCACGCCTGTATTTCTGGTCGAGCATTTCTTCCGATGCAGATTTGATCTGCTGTAGGTGAATGGCATGACTTTCTGTGAATTTATTATCAGCCACAATACCAATGCTCTTTGTCATGCTCAACGACTAGACCATGGATTCTTTTTAGCAATGGAAGGTATTTTTTTATCCACAGCCTTTTGGATTTCTTTCTTTGGAATTGAGACAAGTTCCCTCCATCCAGAAACATTGGCATCCTCAAAATGTGGAGTCTCCCATTCCAAAAATCTAAGCCCATGTTTCTCCCCTATTTTTCTCATGATGCCATATGTCAGTTCATCATCCCAGGCTGTGAAGTATTCTCCAGTGGAACTGCGTGCCAAGGGAACAGCATCAATGGCCTTGCCGTGGATGTGTAGGCTCTGGGCTGGTATGCCCCTGGCATTTGTAACCTTGGTTCCAGGCTTGGTTCTTCCCCTGGAATAAAGCTCTTCCTGTTCTTCTGGTGTTCTGACTGAGCAATAAATCAAAACAGGTATTTTCTTATCCAATAGTTCTGAATACCACTTGGCTACCCTAGCTCCAAAACTAGCCTCTAAACGCTCTATATGCCCCCTGGAGCGTTCAGCCGCTTCCCTTAGGGTCATTGTGCCTCAAGCCTAGACCTGCATCGTTCTGTCTCTTCCAGGCTTCTAGATAGTGCTTTGAGCGTCTGGCCATATAGCTCCCTGTATTCTTCTGGTGTTGCGTGGGCTCTGTCCAGCCTGTCCCACCGCATGATAAAGTCTGAGATTGAGTCTTGGTTCGGTGTCTGGCCAATGTCATAGGGCTGGATGGTTGAACATCCAACCAGGATGCTAACGGCGATGAATCCAGGAATCCACTTCAGCATCTCTAAGGGAACGCCTGTAAGCAATTTGTTCATCATCCCTTTCCCTCCTGGTCTTTAGTCTGTTTTTAATCCACCACCCACCAACACCAACCAACCCTGCAACAATGGCAAGGATTGAAGTAATCATTTAATCAATGTGAAGTCCAAGGGTCTTTAGAACTGAAACAATCTTTTCTAGCACGCTGTCATCGGCTGGTGTTGGGGTTAGCTTCACAACGATACGAGCCAGGACAACGACTGCTCCTACTACCGCCATAATGTTTGCAAAGTTTTCAGTAAGCCAGTTCATAGACCTGCCCTTATGTCAAGGGTTCACCAGTAGATGTGTTGTAGGTTCCACCATAAGACCAGTATTCACTAGCCACGATTGTGGAGGTAAAGTCTGTAATTAAGGGAGTTGGGCCGGGAGGAAAAATATAACCAGTATAATAAACCTTTTGACCGCTTGTTGTATAGACTTGGAATCCGTCTATCGTAAATTCTTGTATGGTGTATGGGGCACCCTCAACCCCAAGAAGAACACCAGATTGATCGTCTTGATCTGTTGCGAAAGTCACATCCATATAAAGATGAACGAGTGATTGGGTTGGCGATGAATTAACATAAAAATCAGCACCCCTAAATTGCAAATTAAATGCCACGCTTGCACCAGTATCAGTTAGACTTGTTGAATAACCATCGTTGCAAACAAGATTTGCTTCTTCATCAGCTAGGGATGTAGTGGTTCCACTCCAAGTAACGCTTACTGGATTTGCTGGATCATTAAATAGATAAGCAGTAAATGAGCCAGATACAGAAAACTTCTTTACTCTCCAATAGAGTTTCATCATTTCCTCTATTGTTCCTCGAACATTTAACCCAGTAGTAATTCCACAAGGAACATATCCACCAGCCTCGGAGTCGTAATGGCTGAATGGAAAGGGTTGGGTTGTGAGGATTTTACCCATAGGATTTCAGCCTTTCGGCTCTCGGCTTAATAGCCGATGACAGAGATTCTGTAAGTGGCCGTGTTCACATCCCTAGAAACGCTATCGGCATTTACGCAAGACAAGCAAACAACATTTGGAGCATAGACAACTCCTTGAATAATTGCACCAGCAGAAATAGCTGATGGCAATCCAACAAGAACAATATCATTTACTGCCGCACCAGTAACAACCACATCTCGATAATGCTGATCGTTTCCAGCAACCGCTCCAAATGAAACAGATGTTAGCCTGGTAATGGTTCTTGGAGATTGTGGAAACACTCCGTAGGTTGTCCCATTTGCTATCAAGCCCACATTGATTAGGCCAGAAACAACATTAATGTTTGCAGGTTGTGTGATTGGGGTGGAGCCGTAGAAGGCAATCTTTGAGGCCGTGCTAACCCCAATCTTTGTTCCAGTTGTTGTGCCTACTCCCAAATTGTATCCATCAGAAATCGTGATGGCAGTTCCAGAAAGGTCTAGAATTGTGGAGCCAGTTCCGATCGAATTGTTTTGCCAATCTAGGAATGTGGTTCCATAGCTATTGACCAGCTTGCGGTTGGTTGCATCGACATTAGATGTGGTGTCCTCAACAAAGAGAGCGTTGGCTTCGGCCTTCGTGTAGTAGCTGGCTTGGTCGGCGGGGACTACTGCCCCTGTGGTGATAAGGTCACGGCGAACACTAATCGACCCTTGGTAAATTGTCTTTGGGGTTCCACCCTGGGTAAGTTCAATTTCAATAGTGGGTGTGATTGTATCAGTTCCGGCTTCAGCAAAAAGCTCATCAAGCTCGGCTGTTGCCATTGTAACTGATGTTCCAAGATAGTTTCCATAAATAACGCCAGTAGAATCAAGAACCAATTGATATGGCAAAGCCTGTGAGCCAAGAGCCTGGACAAAAGAAATTGAGTAGTCTCCAGAGTTGTTTCCAGAGTCCACAGAAACATTGTTAGCACCAATGCCAGTAACAGCAGTTAGGGCTTCAGCAAAGCTTGCGGCACTAGAACCAATTGGGATGGCTGTGGTTGTATTGTTATTATATGATAAAACAATTGAGCCACCCTCTGCATCTGAACCAATGGAAAGGTTATATGTTTCATTCCTTGGGAATGTAGTAGAACCAACTTGAGTTCTAGTTAGTGCAACCACTCCAGATACTGAAGATGCTGTGAAGCTATCAGAATAAACAGCAGGGTTTCTGCGAAGCTTAACCACCTGCTGGGCTTGGACGCTTGCTGATGGGTATCGGCGGGTGCTTATAACCACTGAGCTAGTGGGGAAAAGAGTGAAGCTAGAGCCACCAAAAGACATGGCAGTGTTTGGCTGGGTTGCAGTAAGCAGGTATGCATCTGGCTCAAGCCCATAAACTCCACAGGTAGAAACATTATTTGAAACTGCCGTATAAATCCTGGATGCAACCGTTGCCTCATCAGAGCTCCAGGTAATAGCATTGGAAGTTACAGAATTTATTACAAGCTTGAATGCTCCATCTGTGGGGCCGTCATCAATGCCACCAATGCCAAGTTTTAATGAGGAACCAGTTGTATCTAAATCACGAAGGAAGTTATTTGTGTCCCTCTCCTGGAGCCTAACTCTGAAGTTGTAGGTATCATTCCTTGTGAAGGTAGGCAGAACCCCATTCTTAACTGAGCCAGCCGCAACCAGGGTTCCGTTTGTAACATCAATAAAAAAGTCGATGTTTTGAGCCATTTTAACTGCCCTCTATGTCAATGCTAGACATCCGGCCCATATACCTGGATTGTTGCTGGGGTTCCATTAGAGCAAACATTAAGTTCAATAACCCTCATCCCTCCAGCACCAGTAAGTCCACCAGATACCGCAATTTGAATGCCATCTTCTTTTTCAGTTAAAGAAATACCTTCACCAGCTATCGGCTTAGTGCATTCAATTCTTCTGATAATGCTGTTAAAGAACCCAAGAGCCAGCCTGGAATCTCCCTTAAGTTCTGTTAGCCTAGGCTCTTTGGTCATACTTGGGTGGCATAAGCAAATGCACCAATGCCAAATTGTTTCTCTTTGAATACAGCCCTGGCTACAAGGAATTGACCTCTTCTGGTAGAGTCAAGACTATCCATGCAATACCCATAATATGTAATGTTGCCGGCATTGCTAGACCTCACAACACCAACTGGCCTTGGATGACTTGGAAGGATTAGTCCATTTAATTCTGTTGGCATTGTGAGGAATCTTCCAAGTCCAATGTTTGTGAATTGTTGATTTGCTGGAATGCCTTTCACAAGCTGGCCAGCAGAAAATTCACTTTCAACCAGGTCTGTTACAAACTCAATTTCTATGGTTAATGGAGGACCGTAGATTCCAGCATTTGTGGTTGGAATCTGTCTTACTACTGGCTTTGGCAACCCACTTGAGCTAGTAAGCCCAACAAAAACAACATTCATAGTGGTTAATCCGCCATCATTTTCATCAAATGTAATGGTTTCCACTGCCATCCTTGGGTAGCTGGTAGTTGCAGTAAATGCAGAATATGTTGTATCTTTTGCTGGAGCAAGTGCAGTCCTATCAGCAGTTCTGATTATGTAGTTTTCAGTGATGGTTTCTAGGCCGTTGATGTCCCTCTGAAAGTTTTGCCTCTGCAAAACCTTTCCACCAGAAACAGGGGAGCCAATGATAACTGCACTCATTATGAACCTCCAGCGCCAGATGTAACAAGTGGTGCAGATGAAAGCTTGTTAAGGATTGTTTCAATAGATTTCATGATGTCTGGGGCTCCCTGCTTGTTGCTTGCCATTACTGCTTCAGACCTGCTCCTTGCAACCTGTGCTGGCTCAATGCCGGCCGCTGTCCCTGCAAGCTTTTCTCCCAAGGTTGGCATCTCAGTGGCCGCCACTCTTGTTGCCATTCTAACCCTAACATCTTGCATGGTTACTTTTTTGCCTTCAGCTTTTGAAAGCCTTTCTGCCTCTGATGATAATATTGCCTCTTGAGTTCTAAAATTTTCCTGCGGATTCTTTTGAGCCCTTACCTTTCTTGCTTGATCTAACGCCTGTGAACCTGCCTTAGATGCCAGGAGAACACCCACATCACCTCCAACGGTATCTTCAGTGTCCTTTCTTGCCTGGTCATCCTGTTCTTTAACTTTATCTATTGCCTTTTTTGATGCCGCTACAAGTTGTCTATTAGCCTCTTCAGCGGCTTTAATCTTTTCTTCCTGAGAGTCCTTGAAGTCTTTAACTCCCTTTTCAAACAATGCCTCTTCTTGTTTAATTAGGCTGTCTGTAATTTTTATTGAAAGTCTTGCAGAATCCTCATCAGTTTTCTTTTTTTCTTCAGCAATCTTCTTGTCTGTTTCCTTGGATTTTTTAAGTCTTAATGATCTTAGCTTATCTGCCTGTTCTTCTCTGGCCAAGTCAGCCTGTTCAAGCTTTTGCTGTGAAGTAAGGGCATCGTTGCTTTCAATCTGGCCAAGCTTCTTTCTTGTCTCAATGTTGATCTTAAAGACTTCAGCCATTTCATCATCTAAGTCCATGATGATTTTTTGCTGTGCAATTCTTTCTGCCTCTTGCTTTGTAAGTTTATCTCCAAGTGCAATCCTGGTTTCCACTGCCTTTTCAAAAGCCTTGGCCGCCTTATCTGCATCGTCATTAAAGAAGAATGCGGCTATAGAGTTCATAACACCCTGGTTGCCAATTGCAGTCTTGCTTTCATTTATTGCAGTTGTGAGAGACTGCATTTTTTGGATGGTTCCCTCAATGCTATCTCCGGCCCTGGCTCCAACTGCTTTATTTAATGTCTCTGCAAGCTTGTCTGATTCCTCTTGGGCATCAATTAGCCCCTTGGTCATTTTATCAATTGCAAGATATGCCGCTACACCAAAGCCACCAAATCCAGCCGCGCCAGCTAACCCCTTAACTATCTTGCCTAAAGACAATCCCCTTGCCCCTGCTTGCAATATGCTTTTTGCCAGGTCATCCATTCCAACACTTGTTCTCTGTGATTCAGCCCTAAGGCTTGCTAGGTATTGTCTAAGCCTATCAACATTCTGCCCAGATTTCTGGGTGTGAATTAGCAACTCTCCCTCTGCGACCTTCTTCATGACATTAAGCTCTTGTCAGCCCTCTCCTGTATTTTTCTGAAGATATAGACCATCATATCTTCTGTCTCTTCATCTACAGCCTTTTGTAGTGCTGTATTTAGCCTGGTTTCAATGGAAACCGGCCCCTTTGCAAATGTCCTTGGGTTGGCTGTCGAGTAAAAATAGGTTCTCATGGTTTCACCTGGAGTAGCTTTTACACCACCACCAAAGCTTGCTGTTCCCTTTTTGCCCCTTAATTTTGCAGAATCCTTTGCTCCTCCAGACTGCTTAAAAACTCTTAATGCTGGCAACCAGCCAGACTTCAAATAACCAACTGCACTGCCCAGGGCTTTGAATGTTTTCCTTATGTATGCCTTCATTGAGGCTCCACCCAATCCACCACCAGGAGGGTTGCCTGTTGGCCTTCTTCCAAGCCTTATGTTCCTTCTATAGTTAGCTATTCTATAGCCATCCATGGTTCCATGAACAACCTTCTGCCTTGGCTTTGTAATCTTGGTTATGCCTGTTTTCTTGTTTGTTCTTGCTCTCATCACCGTTGCAGTCCTTGAAAAGAACGACCTTAGAGCCCCCAGGCTTGCCTTTTCTGTATTAACAATGGCCTTCATGAGGATATTGGCAGAACGCCTATTAAGCTCATTGGTTATGTCCTTTCTTGCCAGTGGAACATACTGCTGGAGCCTTCTTTCAAATTGCCTGGTATCTAGTTTGAAGCTCATAAGCCTAGCTGTTTTTCAAGTTCCTCAATATTTGTAGTCTCTAGATAAGCCCTTCTTCTCAACTTAACTCCAGACATCCACAGATGAACATGGTTTGCCTGGTGGAATAAGCTGATTGGAAGCTCCCACATAATGTAATCTATGCTCCAACCTGTCCTTTGTGCCAACGAGAATACAGAGGCCGCTATGCCCGTTGGCTGTGTCAGTTTCCCTGGGCTGTTGCCCCTGGGGTTGGGATAGGCTCAACCTGTCCCCTGTTTGCTTCATCAAGAATGGATGCAACCAGACTGCTTGCAGTTTCCCTGTCTGATTCTGTTTTGTCTACAATCCAATCAAGAATTGATTCTCTAAATAGGTCTTTGTTCCAGCAGAGCCTAATGGCTTCTTTTCTGTTTTTATTAAGCTTAATATGAAGGAATATAAAAGCCCAAATAAAGAACTGCGTTGAGTCCTCATCACTCCTAGCCTGTATCATCAATAGCCTTGAGCCCTCTGTATATGGTGCAAGGGATTCACCCTTGAACTGCTTTTCTGGAGTCACAAAGGCTGATTCCAATGCTTCTTCTAGGATGTCATTCATATATGTCTTAAAAGTGCCTTCTTTCTTTCTGGGCTGGCATTCTCCGGCACCATGAGGGTTTGCCCACCTACCTGGATAATTCTAATCGGCTCTGCTCTCTTAACGAGCCCTAACAATGTTTCTCGGTTCTCTAAGGCCGCTCTAACATATCTAATTGGAGATTCCTCATCAGATTGCATATCTGCCCATGTTCTCTCCATTTCCTTTTTTGCAACATCTCCATTGCCATCAGATATAAACCAGAATGTTACTTGTTGCTGTCCATCTTTAATTACCCTGGTTACAGGATCGACAGGTCTAGGCTTTGCACCAAAGGCCGCAACAGCAGATGCAACCTTGAGATTTGTTGTTCCCCAGTAAGTATGGCCTTCCATTTTAGGATTTCATGATCTGGGGATTGAACCCAGTATTCTTATTAACTTACGTTAGGGTATCCAGTGGCACTGATGTCCAAGGTAACAAAGGCATCATTGCTCTTGTTAATAGTGATGGAGTCAATGCGAAGCGAGCCAGTGCCAACTGCTGTGGTTGCATTAGCTAGGGCGGCCAGGGCGGCTCCAGCAGTCACAGCATAAGCACCAGTTACAGCAACAGAGAGGCTGTATCCAGTGGTTGCATTGTAATATGCAATACCAACGATGTCGCCAGTCCGATCGCGAATTTCACTTTTCTCAATGTTGCGAGTTTCACTGAAGCTTTGAATAAGTCCAATTCCTTCAGTAGTTGCCCCGAAAACCAATCCGGGTTGTCCAATAGTCGTTGCGGGCATAGTAATGTCTCCTTTATGTCAAGTTAGGGTTTAGATAGAAATTTTGATTTTAGGATTTCCCATCCAATGGTGAAAAGGAAGCCAGCCACAGCAACCATTCCAAGCATTCTGTGCTTTAACACCTCTAATGCACCCACCCTATTTACAAGGTCAGCATATCTAGAAAGACTCATTTCAAGCATTGATGAAATATTCTTTTGGCGTTCTTCCATCCTAGCAAGACGCTCCTTTATTTCACTGGAGTCATTTTCACTCATAGCCTTGAACCTGGTTCTGTAACCTTAATGAACCATTCTCCACTATCATCCTGGTAGGCCTCAATGAATCCCTCATCGAAAAGATAGGATAACGCCCCAATCTTCTCCTCATCAGAGATTTTAGACCAATCAACCTCACCGCTCATAAGGTTCCAGCAGATGCCCTCTCAACATCTCCCATGGTTGGAGTGTTTGGGTATTTAGTTTCTTGGTTATCTACAACCTGCATAGGACTACAGGAACAGATAATTCCAGAAATAGAGATAAATAAAATAGCCCTCATTGTGGTGTTGCATAAACATTCAGTGTTAAGCCTCTTTGCCAGGCATCCTTATCTGTTCTTATAGATGGTGTCTGGCTTACAATCCTGGCCATAAAGACCTTTGTATTGGCTATTACATTCTGAATCTTGGCTACCAGTGTTGGCGTTTGCTCATAGAATGCATTAAATACATCACAATACTTTGAATCAAAGTCATCCTGGGTAATCTTATCAGCAGTGTCTGAGTAGTTCACCAGAACATTCAAATCATAGACACCAGTATAGTTCCCAAGAAGCTGGGAGTTAATAGATGCCTGGATAGTTACAAATGGGTAAAGCCTAGCCCCAACACGATTAGCTGTATAAACATTAACATTAGACACACTAGACAGAATGCTTGCAATGGCATTCTCTAGGTTAAGCTGGATTGATTGGCTCATTTTTTAGCTGTTGCACTTATGTCCAGGGTGATTGTTTTTGACCAGGTTCTATTCTGGGCAATGATCTGAGGGCTTTCACTTGTTACCTTAGCAACATAAACTGAGATGCTGGACACATTTGTCATATATGTTGGAAGGTCTGGAGACCTGTAAAGCTGGTTCATGATGTCTTGGAACTTGGCATCGAATGCCACCCTGGTTGTTGAGTCTGCCCTGGCTGTATATGTAATGGTTGCTGGAACACTAAAAACACCTGTAAATGGGCCGAGAACCTCAGACCCAATCTGTGCTTGAGCCACCATGTTTGGCAAAAGCCTTGCCTCTCCTCTTTCACTTGTATAGGCATTCAGACCAGTTACAGCAGAGACAGCATTGAGAAGCCCATTCTCAACCTCTCTTTCAATAGATGCCATGGCCTTATGTTGTAATCTCTGCCATGTCTATTGTATAGGAAAGTCCGTCTGTGGATTGTGAGAATCCAGCAATCATCCTTTCAATACCAGACACCGTGCAAAGGTTTCCAATTACAGGGGCAGAAATCATGGATGCACAGACAACAACACTCTGTGTGATTCTAAAAACATCTCCGCCTACATCCAACTCAGATGACACTGCCAGGTCTGTAACACTTGCAGAAACAGCACTTGAACCAAGACCAGTGACAGATTGCCACAGGTCTGTTATCATGTAGTTTAAGTCTGTGCTGAAATAGGAAGTTTGAATTGTGCCACCCACATCCCACTACCCCTGTCAATCTATTATTACAAGCCCCTCAAAATCAAAGACATTCTGAACTTTATGCTCAAATTTCTCTCCATAAAGTCTGCTTGTTTTGCCATTCCTTACGGCAGACGCCAGGATGATTGGGCTTGAATTTACGGCCAGGAACTCTTCTGCATCCCTAATGGCCTTTGCCATATCTTGAATTGTTGGTGCTGTATAGGTTCTGAGCCCTTGGATTGATGCTCCCTCTGGGCATAAAATAATAATATTATCTCTGCCAAATTCTCTAACTGCATCCTGTATAATTACAACTGGGTCTCTTTTGTATGATTGGCTTATTCCAAATGGTGCAACCAAGACATAATTTGTGGGGAGCCCTTCTGCTGGTGCTTTATCTAGTCTGTCCAGGATAATGTTAGTTTTATCTGCATCCTTGATTGAGTTATGGGAATACACAAAGTCATGCCATGTCTTTTTGCTCTTTATAAACTCCTCATACCTATTAGGCCAAATCTCCAGGTCAATGGTTACCCCCTGTCTATGTCCAGCCTTTACATAGGAAACCATTTCAAAGACCCCATGATATTGGGCATAGCAATCAAAAAACACCTCATGCCCCTGATCTGCCAAATATTTACAGGCTGGAAGGCATCTGAGAACATCCCCAAGCCTTTGGCTGTATTTTATGGTTCTAGGCTGAGTCATCAGCGACACTCTTGTCTGCTACAAATGGCATATAATCTGAAAGCCTTACCGGCCCATTGGTTTGCTGTAGCTTTTCCCATCCTTCAACCAGCCCCTTGTATCCATAGAAATCTTCCTTGAATTGCACTTGCTCCCTGGTTGTATAGGCAAAATGCTCAAAGGTTAATCCCCAGGCTTCTGTCATTCCCCTTGGAATCATAAGACCATTCACATTTAGCTTTGGTGGCTCATGGCTTATAAACTCAATGCTCTTCCCCCACTTCCAGGCTCTGAACCACTCATACCAGTTGGAGCCAAAGCCCTGCCTAGTCACAACCTTTTTGTTTTGCCCAACATAATAATTACAATGAAACTGCATTGCACGACCCTCTTCACATCCCTTCAGATGTCCATAAATTGCATCTAGCTGGTCTGCTCTCCACATTTCATCAGCATCAATCTCCATTACCACCCCTTTTTCTACTCCCTGCAAAGCCTCTTTAATCATCGCCAATTTCCCTGGAAATGGTTTAGCTTGCCAATAAACTGAAACATTAGGTTCATTTAGGCTATTTAGATATTCATGGGTTCCATCCACACTAACAAAGTTCTTGTGCCATTTGTCTGGAACCTGCTTGCACCACCTGGTGCATCCAAGTGGCTCTGAAACTCCCTCCACAATCTTCCACTGCCATGGAATCTTTAGCTTCTTGAACTCATCAAGATGCCTGTTGATGTATGGCATCCCATTGAGAACAATGGTAAAGATTGTCAGCATTTTAGTCTGCCATATATAACACTGATTTCTGAGCAGAAAGAAACTGAGTCATGCCTGTAACACTCAAAGCCAATAGACTTGAACCAATCCATGAATTCATTTAGCCAGGCATCTGAATAGTGTAGCTCAATGGCAATCTCTTTTAGATTGTGAATATTACCAATCTGCAAGAGATGCGCCTCATCTCCCTCAATGTCGCATTTAACATGGGTAATTGAATTTTCAGTTATCCAGGAATCCATTTGAAATGCTGAATCTGCCTTTTCACAGATGAACTTTCCTTCTGGGTATTGCTCTGAAAGGGTTGTTATGTCCCCCTGGTTAATGTCCACTCCCATGTAAAACTCTGGCTTTTGAGACAGAAAATATTTGGCTGTTCCATTCCCCTCTTCTCTTTCTGCCTGTGTCCAGAATGCACATCCTAAATCTAGAACCCTGCCTCCAGTAACATTGAGATGTTCCCAGTGAATTTGTGGGGCTTCTGATGTAATTACTCCTTTAATCATAGTCCAAAAATAGCGGCTCCATTCCGCACAGACCAATCCTCCCACAGCAGTTTGGCAAAGCCTTTTAGCTTGTGGTAGTTAGTCCAATTTTTAATGTCGTTTATGTCGTCCAGGGCAATGATTGCTTTCTCTGCCAAGAATGGCCTTACACACCGAAGCTCTGCTTCACCAGAGAATGGTGAGCCATCAATAAGCACAAAGTTGAAATTTACATTATGCTCAACACTGATGTCCTCAATGGAACTTGTCTTATATGGCTTGGCTGTTTCCAGGCACTCATCATACCAGCCCAAAACCTGTTCAACTGGGTATTGGTTTAAGTTTGTTTTTGTAGTTCTATAAAACTCTTCAACATCTTTCTTGTTCATCCATAAACTAGGAATAACTGCTGTTCCCTGGATTGAAACTCCACCCTTTAGCTCAAGGTTCATTCTATGCCTTCCAACCCTATCTGGGTGGTTTTCAATTGAGAAAAGCTTTTTTGTTCTGATGCACTGAGTGGAGCCATCTCCAGTTCCCCCACCAATCTCCAAGCCAACATCTAGGCCATAGCTATACCTGGCCATTGCCCCTCCAAATGAATCGTTAATGGTTACTTCTTGCATATTTAAGCCCAGTTGTTTGCTTTTCTTTTGTCATAGATGGCTTTGCCTTTTTCATAAAACTCTGGCTTGTTGTGGTGAATCAGTTGCTTGTCTGCTTCTTTGCCAGTGTGAATTGGGTTCTCATGAGTAAACTTCAAGTCCTTTGCCTCAACAACAACCTGGTCGGCATAGGCTCTTTCTGTGAACTCATTATCTGAATACAGCCCATCTGAATCCTGGTAGTCTGGATGGAATAACCATCCACCCTGGGTCTCAAGCCTCTTTTTGTTTAGAATAGCCATACAGAGCAGTTTATCTGTTCTGTAGCCATCTGATATGGCCAGCACTTGATCGGTGTTTTTAGAGCCAATTAAAGAGCAAATAGAGGCATCCCAGTGTCTTGGTGGAGCCCAATCATCAGACATCTGCACAATGATGTCTGAATTGGCTAGTTTTGCACCCTGGTTCCAAGCATTGATAATGCCACCAGGATTGCATCTAATGGCCTGGTGGGGCGTGTAATCAATTGGGTCATCATGATCAACCATGAATAACCATTCAACTTCCATAGGTTTTTCAGCCAATGAAAGCCACTGAAACCTTCTCTGCCAGGCAACCTGCGGTCTTCCCTTGGTTGCATGAACCATGGTTATTCTTGGGGCTGGCTTTATCTTCTTCATCTTTGCCACCTCATCAGCCTTGCCAACACAAGCAGAAGCAGTCTCATAAAGGTCTATTGATTGCCACCCATAGATGGCTTCTACCTGGTTCCAGTAGTGTGAAGCTGGTCTTGGTAAGCTCATGGCCGCCCTGGCAGAGCCCCAGGCTTTAGCCCATTGACCCCTTCCAGCATATTCCAATGCTGTCCAATAGTGTGCCTCTCTTCTATCTGGCTGGAGGGCAATTGCCTGGCCAAGATATTTCAGCCTGTTCTCTGGCTTTGCACATCTGCCCATATTGCAAAGAACTTCATATCTCAGAGTATCATCAAGGTCTTTGAACATTAATGCCATTTCACCAAACTCCAGGCATTTTTCAAAGTTCATTGTAAGGAAATATTCTTGCTGTGTGTAATAAAGGGAGTTGGGGGCTGGCTCCAGGGTGTCTTTTAGAATTGTGAAATTTCTTTCTGCTGAAGCTTTTTTATAGCCATGTGGCTTGTGAATCCTAACCACCTTGTCCACACCAAAAAGCTTATCTGGCTCATTCGCAACAAGAGCCTCATGAACCCTGTTCCTCCACTTGCATTTGCCTTTTCTGCTGGCCATTTCTCTCAGCGGGATAAGGCCAGCATTTTGAACATCGTATCTAAAGGCAATCAAATCTGCTCCTCTTTTGTTTGCCTCCTCAATGGCATTGTCCACCAGGGTTTCTGCCCCTGGTTGCATCACATCATCAGCATCTACCCACAAAGCCCATTCATTCTTGCAAGCCTCTAGGGCAGTATTCCTGGCAGAGGCAAAATCATCTACATGATTCCAATCATTGTTTTTATTTTTATAATGAACAATTCTAGCGCCGTGAGCCAATGCGATCTCTTCTGTTTTGTCTGCCTCAAGGCTCCCCCTAGCGATGCAAATAATAAACTCTTCTGCCATTGGCTTAAATGATTCCAGACACCTGGCAATATAGGCTTCCTCATTTCCAGAGATTAAGTAAATTGAAAGGTCGTGTTTCATTGAGGATTTCAGAATAGGATTTTTTGTGTTTATGTGTCCATTAAAATGGATAGCTTTTCCCTATTCCAGAATTATATAAATCAGCAATTTCCACTTGAGATAGTTCTTTGTTCCAAATTCCTACCTCATCTATGGAGCAATTTTTCCCAACTGCAAAAGTTCCGTCAGCATTTCCATTTATTGAAATATTTTCTGTTGGAACATTTGCATAATTTCCAGAAGAAGAATTCGACCCATCTAATACACCATTAACATAAACTCTAATTGAGCCAGTTCTTTTCCATGTCATTGCGACATGATTCCATCCTTCATCATTTAAGAAGGATGATCCTATTGCCCTGTCGTAATTAGGTCCTGAACTCCAAAATACAGTTCCAATTAAATTTCCATCAGAAAGCTCAATTGCAATTGAAGACCCACCCCAATTATCCCCCGTAGATTGATTGACTATAAAAAGAAGTGATTCGTATGTATTTACCCAAGCAGAAATGCTATATTCATCTCTTGAGCCATCAAGAAATGTTCCGCTTGTTGTTAAATAAGTCTGTTCATCTCCATTAAAAGTTGCGCTTCCATTTATTATTCCAGCCCCCAAAGATAATCCACCAGTTCCATTGGGAGCAGAAAGTGTTCTCGAATTTCCAGTTGAATCTAAATAAGAAACTCCCCCGCTTCCGTTATTGTCCAGCTTCCAATATGCAAGCAATCCGGTTAGTAGTGGAGATGGGGCATCTCTTTTAATGATTATTCTGCTAATTCGAATCCCGCCCTTAATCATCATAAGGATTTAACCTTACAGACTTTTAGTCACCAATGCCAAGAACAATTCCGCTATGAATAGAAAAAGCCGTGCAAGTGCCAGCAAGATAAATCCCTGCGTTGATCGTGGAGGCAGAGGCCGCCGTTGCATTAGCAAGCCCAGAAAAGCCAGTTACAGCAGAGGAAATGCTTGAAAACTTTGCGTCCGAAACAATATAGATACCAGCAAAACCACTAGACAGGCTGATGGCTGTTCCAGTTGTAGTTACATACTGGGTTCCAGGGCGTGCGGCATGAGAAAGCTGATCATAATAAACAGATGAAGTGGTTGGTTGTGCCATAGTATTGTTATGGTATTGTCAAAAAAAGTAGGGGCTGGAAGGTTTTAGCCCTCCAGCCCCCACCAGGAACACACCAACAGCAGTCTTTAGGCGAAGCTTGTGGTGATGCGGACGGCCGCGTTAGCATCAATGAGCTTCTCACTGGTGTTCATGCGAACACGGAGAACATTGGAGCGACGGGCTTCATCACGATAGCTTTCAGAAACAAAACCACCAGGGGCATCAGCCGACCACACCAGGGTACGACCAATTCCACCAGCAGTGAACTGACCACCTTGCACATTGGCAACAATGATCTGCGTATTGGGAACAATGAATCCACCAGAGTAGCTCTTGTTCTTATTAGCAGAGTTAATTGCGGCCCGACCAACCAAAACCCGCTCCACCCCAAGGGCGGCGGCAATTTCGGCTTCACTCAAGAGACGGCCTTTGGTGTCAGAAACAACACCAAAGAACTGGTTCTGGAGTTTGGTTGTGCGGCGGATACGCTCAAACACAGGGGCAGACATGATGATTGTGTTGGCTTCATAACCAAGCTTGTTCAACTCGGTACGGGCTCCAGCAACATCACCAGCCACATCAATGTTAGAAAGATTCGCATTGGTGTAGGCAGAGATTGCACTCTGGTCAGCAGTTGTGAATGGGGTCGTGTTTGCAAACAACAGGTCACTTACACGCTTCTCATGGCCAAGTTTGATTTGGCGGAGGAGGAAGCGAGCCGAGGATGCTTCGAGATCAAAAAACCTGTCAGCATCAGCGCGGAAACCATCATCAATTAGCTCTTCGAGGCCATATTCGATCGTGTCGTACGTGTCAGTTCCAAAGGAACGAACAGCACGGGCATAATCACCAGCGGCCGCGCGGGGCTTAGAGTCATTGTTCAACAGGTCAGCTTGTGCAAGCTGAACTTTGAGATATTGTCCGCTCTTGGCAGAGACAGGAAGCAAAGGCAGAACCTCTGCTCCAATCAAGCCAGTTTCGGCGTTAGGGGCTTCAACCAGTGCCTGGTTGATATCGGCCCGAATGGTTGTGCCACCAGAAATAAAACTCATTGTATTATTATTCTTTCTTGGTTATGGGTTAGAACATTGGCACTGCAATTTCAATCACAGCAGAAGTCGCAGTAGCGGCTTCCAATGCAATTCCAGCAGTAACAAGGTTTGCCGCCAAGGTCGTAACCTGGCCAGCGGCATCGAATTTCATCACATCACCAGCGGCGGCAGTGCCACTTACGGTCGCGAAGAAGGTAGGATGGAACAGCTTCACGGTCACATAACCGCCGGCCGCCACATCTTCAAGGGTTGAACCAATAGCTTTGGTCGCACCAGTAACAGCCACATCAACGCCACCAGCAGTGACGGTAGAAGGCTGAACCATGCGATAAGCAGAGATAGCGGACGATGTTGAGAAAGTCCGATACCCATTATCAATTTGAGTGCTCATTTTCTATTTATCCTTTTGTTAGATGTTCTTAATGCCACGGCTAAGAGCCTCAGCATATTCTTTCGGGTTAGAAAGCATGACGGCCTTCATGGCCTTCAGCTTCGAAGTCTTATATTCTGCATGAGCAGAAACAAGCGCTTCAAAGTTCTTGGGCTCCTCTTTCTTTTCAAGAGCAACCTCAACAGCTGGGGAGGCAGGGATAGGTTTGATGCCAAACTGGGTCAGAACTTTTTTAACAACTTCTGACATCTCAGATTCACATCCACCTTCTTCTTTGTCCTCTTCTTTAACAGCAATAGTGGGGGCTTCTTGAGCCTGGACAACTTCCTGTTTAGAGGATTCATCCTTAACCATTTCGTCTTTTTTAACTTCTTCCTTGGGCTTCATAGAATCCTCAAGGGCGGATAGGCGAGTTTTAATATCTTCCATATCCTTTTTATAATCATAGCCTTCTTTATTTTCCATTGCTTCTCCTTCTTTTGTCAAACCATCACCTTCAACAACTGCATTGGGCAGATCGACGGGGATTGGCTTACCTCCGGCCACATAGCCGAATTTTTGCATAAATTTTACAACTTCTTCAAACAGGCCATTTGTAGCCGCTGGGCTGGATACCAGGTCAGCAGAGGCAATGCTTTGGGGTCTGATATAGTCCTTGCCATTGATTGATTCACTCTCATTCACAAATGCCAGGGAGATTCCAAACTGGTCTGGAGCCTCATCAGCCATCTCTTTAATCAATCCATAGTGCTGGCTACTCTTCAAAAGCTTTAGGTCTGCAACCAGCTTGTTTCCTTCAATCCTTGCATTCCTTGCAAATCCAACGACTGCATCCAACCCAGAGCCATGGTTCATTTTAACCTTAACCCCATTAGGAGCCTGGTTCATGATGTCCTTGGCCTTCTCTAGGCTAAGCTTATCTACAAAAAGGTCATGCCCCTTTGCCTCACCAATCTCAAGAATGCTTACCCCTCCAAAATCTCCAGATTCCATTTCACATTCTTGGCATTCACAATTTTCCCCACATTCCATTTCTTCTTCATCCCTGTAGGTGCTATATGCTACAGCCGCCCTTTGGGTTTCATCCGGGAACTTGCTTATTGCCTCTTCATCTCCCATGAATCGGGAAACAAAGTCTTGTTCAGATTCGTCACCTGTAGGAAGGGGCAAGGGCATAAATGCCAAGGTTATGTCAAAGCATTAAAACTTAGTAAACCGCATTCCCCTCTGCTTTATCTTCCTCTGTATCTGATACTTCTACTATTTCTGCACCATACTTATCTAACTGCATTGCCAAGTATTTTCCAAAGAAGCCATCTGACGGCCCATAATTTCCAACAGCACGACTATATACTGATTTTATAAGCTTAATAATTTGATCATATTTAGAATCAATTGAAATACCTTTATCATCTATGGTTATCAATGTTTTCTCATCATCATAAAAAATAGCAACAATTTTGATCATAAGAGTTATTATTCTACCCCTCTTGTTTTCTTTAGCAATCTTCCTGTTGCAATTCCAGTAACTAGATCAAACCACTCTGGGTCTATCTTGGCAAACTTTGCTGGATTTCTGTGAAGCAATTCCATTCCCATAGAATAAACTTCTGTTGCTCCAATATACTTTGAACTAGCTCCAAAAGGTTGATCATCATATCTTTTGCCAGTATAATATGCCCGATTATTTGTATCAAATTCTGGAAAAAGTTCTGCATGAGCCTTTCCAAACCCATCTGCTGAACCCTTTTCATATCTTTTGTAGCCGTAGCCTGGCATTGTCTTTTGGAACTTTTGAATCTTTTCTCCAGCAGTTCTTTTATTAAGAAATTCCATGCAAAGGTCTTTTGCTTCTGGATTTCCATCTTCAATTTGATGCCCATATTCATGCATATAGGTTTTTGTCTCTGTCTCTATGCTAACCCTTATTCCACCACCTGTTGAATTTCTTGTTCCATCTACAAACTGCACTATTGTTGCAGTTGAATCTGCTCTTTTCTGATTCCAATATGTAACTGGCCTTGTTAATGATTTAGTGTGAATGTTTGGATTGCATATCTCTCTTAATGCTCCTTGTGCCGCTTCTCTTCTTGCCTTAACATATTCAATAGCACTATCTTTTAGTGATTTGCGATCATTAACAATTGCTGATTGTTGTTGTTCTTTTAGCCCTTGGGTTGCCTTTGCTAATTGCTCTGATGAGAATCCATCCTGTTTATTTACAGCCAGCATATCTTTTTTGATTTCAGCAAATCCAATTTGCCTGGCTTTTTCATTTGCTGTTTTTATTTTTTTTTCTTGCTCTTCAATGTTTTGCTCCAGTTTATTAATTTTTGCATATTCAATGTCTAGTGTTCTTCGTATTTCAATATACTTTTTGGGGTCTGATTCTCTATATTGCTCAGCCTCATTTCTTAGGGGTCTTGCTTTTGCTCTAAGTTCCTCTAATTGTTTTTGTGATTCAGCAATATTATTTTTTGCAGAATCTATTTCTTTTAGCGTATCTTCTGACTTTTTGATGACTGCTTGTCTTACTGAATCAAGTTCCTTTTGATTTCCTTTAATGGCTGATTCAAGAGATGCCTTTTCCCTGCTGTCATATTCCTTTTTCGAATTTGGAAATTTAGATTCCTTTTCATCTGTAGGCTTTGTTCCACCAGTAGGGGACGGTGGTGGAGGGGGTGGTGGAAGTGGTGGCTTTGGCTTTGTTCCTGTTGGTGTTGGCTTTACTGGCTTTGTCGGAATCTTTCCGCCAGGCCTTTTAGGGGTATATCCACCAACAAGTTTTGGCCTTCCATAGCCTTGAGCACATTCATTTTCATCATCGAAAGTTCCGTCATCTTTCATGCCACAAGGATTTAGCCCATCACCAGCCGCAAGATTGGTATTTGATGTAATTGCCTCAAGCAAATCTCCGTCTGCCTGTCTATAGCTTTTCTTCACTTCACCACCACCTGCCATCTTTAAGAATTTATTAACCCTGGCCATTGCCCAGGCATTGCGGCTATTTGGAGCCCCACCAGAGATGGTTGGCCTATGGCTTGTTGAGTAAGCACCAGCACCTCTTCTGAATACCTTCATTAGAGTTCCAAGAGATGGAGCTTTCTTGTTTGGGTGCTTATCTTTCCATTCCTTTAGTTTATTCTTAATGGATTCTTCTGTTCCTTCTCCAATCTCAATTTTGCCTCCTGTGCTTTTAGTTGCCGCAGAGCCGGGTTTGTTTTGCTCTGAGCCCTTGATTCTGTCTTTGGCTGGTGCTGGTGTTTGGGCAATTGGGCGTGCCAATTGTTTGTTATCCCTAGATTCCATCTGGCCAACTACTTTCTTTGCCCAGGAATACCCAGCATCTCCACCCCATCCATTCCAGGCTTGCCATCCTTTGCCTTGGTCGTCCCAGGTTTCACCTTTCTTATCAACCTCATGGCGATCGAAGAATGCCTTCATTCTGCGGACGGTATCTGGAGAGAACTTAACTCCATTGATCAAATCTCGTGCTCTGGCTATGCCTACAGGCGTCATTCCCTTTTGACTAGATGGTTTCTGTTCCCTTACTGCCAAAGCCCTTTTGGCGGCCAATCTTGCCCCTTCTGGTGGGGTAAAATCAATGCCATCATACTTGCCCAACTCAATTCCACCCATCATTCCAGCAATGAGCATTTTAAGCTCTTGCTGGCTTAAACTTGATAGAGCTTGCTCAGTTTCTTTTTTTTTATCTGTTAATGGGCCGCCAACAATCCAGGCATCGCAGGTTCTTTTGGCCGCACATTTGAAATCAAAAATTTCACAATATCCCAGGTCTCCACCAAGTGCCACCTCATTGGCATCTTCACCAATTCCATTTTTAATGCAACCAAGTAGTCTGCTTGTTTGATTGAATGCGGCACAATTACCACAAAGCATTTTCTTTGCTGTTGCAACATCACCCTGGAACTCATTGGCCTTTGCCTTCCAATAGTCCTCATTGGGTTCATTTGGATTGGCTGGCCCGTAGTTGGCCTTATCAACTGCTGTTTGCCTGTTCTCTAAATTAAGCTTTATGTCTTGAGTTGGTAGTGGGCATTTTAATTCTTCCAGGCCTGTTGGAGGAACTGGGGTTTTTGGTGTTTCTGGAACTGGAGCCCCACCCTGGCCTTCATCCTTTTGACCATCCTGGACAGCTTGTTTTTCTTTTTCTGTGGTTGGAATGATTTTTCCAGACTGCACACCAGCAACAATTCCGACGGCCTGTTCCCTTGAAATAGTTGGGAAGGCGGCTGTGATAACTGAAACTGCACCCTCTTTGGACAATGCACCAGCCGCAACTGCATTGATAACATTGATAAGAGAGGCAACCTGGGCTCCATTAAGACTCTGGCCAATAACATCCTCTTGGCCATCCACTTGCTGACCATCTTGGGTTGTTTGCCCTGGTTGGCCTTGTTGTGCTGGCTGGCCTGTGGGAAGTAGAATTTCAGAAACTGCCTGGGCTGGAACTCCATACTCCTTTGCCAGGTCTTGAATCATTTTGGTCTCAATAGCTCTTGCCCTAAAGGCGGCTTCAACATCCATACCCCTTTCAGAGTAAATATCTGAAGCAGTTCTCAGTCCAGCCTTGAACTCTGCAATAGCTGATGCAGATTCCCGTCCAAGGTCGATAGAGACATTTGCTCCAAAGTTGAAAAAGCCTTTGGTTGTTTTGGCTCCATTCCCACTGATAATTCCCCTGGCTACAGCATCAGCAATAACAATGTTCTTGATTGGGCTCAGAACCTTATCATTAAGAAGCTTCTGGTATCTGTTGAAAGTTCTTCCAGCCTGTTGCATTTCAAGCCTGGCTGTTGGGCCGGACATTGCAGATGGGTCGACAGCAAAGGAGTATGGGATTCCAAGCCCCATGCAAATGTTTCTCAGCAAAATTTTATGGAACTCTGCAAAGGCTCCACTGGGTCTGCTAGGGCCGTCTGGGAAAATAATGTCCTCTCCAGGCTCAAGATAACTAACCTTTCCAGATTCCATTGATTCCAACTTAATTTGTTGATTATCAAAGTTTTCCTCTGTGGTTAATGCACTAAGGTCAGAGGCATTATTGTTCGACCTTTTCACAACTGCACTCTGTGAACTGGCAACCTTTGCGGCCAGTTTTTCAAAGTTCACAATATCATAAATATCAGTGGCATCATTTATGGCTGTATGGAAAGCAGACACACCCCTATATTGATCAATCCTAAGTGGGTCAAAATAGTGGAATGCCTGGCTTGCTGGAATAGTTGCCTGGTATGTATAAAAATCTCCAATGCTACGATTATAAATATCATAGGCAGTTGGTGCTCCTGTTCCTCTATCAATGTGAATACCACCAATAAGCTCCAAGCTTGTATAAGTTTTGTAAGGGTCGCCGAGTCTATCAGATTCAATTCCCTGGAGCCTCAAGTCTCCATCTTTATCTCTGACCAATACAAAAAGAAAATCTCCATCGCGGAGCATGGACATGGTTGCAACCTGCATAAGGGTTGAGCCTGTATGTCTGGTTGATAGGTCACAATTCTCAAACCACTGATTCCAATAGGCTTCAATTTCAGTATTTACCTTGGGCTTATCTGTTCTGGCCTGGTATGTGATATTTGATGCAACATGGCTTGCAAACTTCATCAAGATGGAGCGAACCAGGCCATTGTTTTCTGCCAGGTCTCTTGCCCTCTTCATCAGTTCTACACGATCATAATTTGATCTATAGTCCTCTGCACCAGATAGATTGCTCGGCCCCCGCCTTTCCCTGGTGTATTTCACTGCATCATATTCAAATTTTGTTAGGGCTTTTTTAGCCATCAGCCTCTGAACCCCAGCCTGGGGATTTACAAATGAAACAAGCTTATCCAGGAATGTCTGTTTAAGCTTCATGGGCCGAATTTTGCATAGGTGGTTCTGATTCTTGTGCCAGATGCAGATTGAATTGCAATGGTCAATTCTGCAATAATCTCTCTCACCTCAGATAAATTTGCCCTGCTGAATGATCTTCCAGCAATAGAATAACTTGCACCTGCCACCGCAATTGCCTCCAAGCAAGTAATATACTTATCACGCAGGGAATTTAAGGTGGCAATGGGCAAACCAATAAAATCACCCTTCGCCATGTTCAATCTCCTCTGTCAAGCCTGCGGGCATGATCTTCAGCCTCTTATGTAAGGCCGCACCCACAACGGCCATGCATTCACAATCAAGTAAGTGGTTATGCTTGCCTATCTGCTTCCATACTCTCCTGGTTCTTCCTGTCATTGGGTTCTTAACCTCAACCTTAGTTTCAGATGAGATGTGAACCTTCCAGACTTCTGGTGTGTCCTCTGCAATAAATCCATCAGTTTTCAAAAGATTGGAAAGGATGTCTTTAATGGCTGGGTTTGACCACCTCCAAACTGGGCAAAGCTTCCACTTCCATCCCTCCCTGGAGCCAACATTCTTTCCGCTAAATGGGTCTCCATTGGCAATCCTGGCGTATGGTCTTTGAACTCTCTGCTCTCCCACAATCTCTGAGAAGCTTGATTTGTCTGAACCAACCAGGGCAATAAATCCCCATTGGCAACAATGTAAATAAACATCACGGGTCTGATCACCAGAATCAATAAAGACCGCCTTTGGCTCAACATTGAATTCATCAGCCTTGGCTTTGATGTCTCCCCAGGTCTCAAGCCTTCCAGCCCACACCAATCTGCTCTTGCCATCCATATCCCAGGCTCTAACCACACACCAGGCATGGAAACCACCAGCCTCTTGAATATCACAGGCCATGATAAGCTTCTCACCCATATTAACTTCACCCAGTTTATATTTGCCTGGAACAATCTCCACTCTTTCTTGGTCATGCTCCATCCATGGTTCTGCCAGAACCCTGTTCACAAAGTCCTGGAGCCCCATGATTCCGCTATGTTTGTCCTGTAAGAACTTAACTGCCAGGCTTCCAAATGTTACCCAGGGTGGATACAAGCCATTCAAATGATACGATCTCCTGCCTGGCTCACCCTTGGGGTTGGTTGGTCTCCACTCACCCTGTCTCAACATCATTGTTTTGTGTCCATCCCTAATTGGCTTCTGGCAGTGTTCGCATTCATAGTAAGCTGAATTTTTAACTATCCCAAAGTCATAGACCCCATCTTCAAGCTTTGCCTTTTCATCCCATTTCACCCTCTCCCAGATAAGCTTTTGTTTGTGTCCACAATGTGGGCATGGAACAAAGAAGAACCTCATGTCTCCCTTCTGCCACTCTGCCCATATAATTGAATCTGCTGTGGTTGGTGTGCTGGTAGAAACAACCAAATGGTTTGGGTATGTTGCAACCCTGGCTTCTGCCAACTGCAATGCTCCAGCCTCTTTTGAATTTGTTCCATCGCTAAATTTATCAACCTCATCCAGCATTAAAAGTGACACCGACCTAGACGACAAATTCGCTGGGCTGTTTGAGCCGACAAACCAAAGGCTCATCTTTCTGAAGTGTTGTTCTAGAATCTTTATTTTGTCTGTGTTCTCTGGCTTTTCCTTGGCCAGAACTGGGCAATCATCCACCATTGGCAACCACCTGGTTTCAGAGAATGATCTTGCCAGGGCTTCAGATGGCATTACCCAAAGGGCTGGACATGGTTCAACTGCAAGCCTGTAGGAAAGCCCTGCAAGAATTGTGGTTGTCTTGGATGTCTGGGCTCCCCACACCAGGGTAATTCTCCTAACAGAATCATTTCCAAAAGCCTCCAGGGGCTCCCTCACATAGGGTGTAAGGTTGGTGCTATAGGGGCCGGGGATATTTGTGATTCTTGGTGAAAGAACCAGGCTCTGCTCACACCATTCTGAAATTGATAATTGCTTCTTTGGAATCAAGAAGCTCTTCATGAAGGGAACAAGCTTCATTCATCTAAATAGCAGGTAGCCTTTTGAGTATGCTTGAATTGAGTTGCTGTGAATCCAGTTATGACAAGTCATGCATACTGCCATGAAAAAGTCTTTATCATTCAGCCTCTCCCCAAACCTGCCTCTCTTGTGGTGGATTTGATCTGCCTTTTTCCCGCACCTTTCGCATAGTGGGTTTTGCTCTAGGTATTCAATCCTTGCAGTTGAATAGACCTTGTTCTGCTTTGCTCTTTTCTTTGAAACAGGATTAAGCCTTCCACTCCTCTTGAGTGGTGTCTTTCTTTTTAGTGGTGATCGTTTCATTTTAGAATGTCATCTAGCAATGAGCCGAGGATGCAGATAATCCATATCCCAGCAAGTAGAAGAAAAACACTTTCGTTCATTTGAATGCCTCATCTTCTGTTTTCTGAATGGTAAGCATCAATTGATCAACTGCATCTTGGATTGCTTTTTTGGAACACTCTGGGTCGCTTGGGTTTGCCCTGGTTGCGACTGATGATGGCATAGCATCCAGTAATGAACGGATTTGAGAGAGGAACTTAGAAAGAGTTTCTTGAACCTCGTCAGCCGAAAGTGTTTGTCGAAGCCTAGCTTTTTCTTCTTCATGGCATCTCTTGGCATCTTCATATCCTTTCCTGGCTTCATTGTGGGCATGAATTGCGGCCTTAATGTGGAAGATGTTGTCTGTTTTAAGGGCTTTTCCGACCTTCCTGGCCGCTGATAACTCAATTCTCTCTGCCCTAAGAACTCTTCCCAGGCTTGTGGTTGCTGATATGTCCTCATCAGAGAAACCTGCTGGTTCTGGCTCTTCTTGGTTGTCTTTGGTTTCCTCCACTGGAATGGCGTGCTTCTTTGGCATCTTCATGTTCTCCAGCCTCCATCTCATGGCTGAAGCTTCTGAATCCAGGGGCATTCCCCTTTTTGCCATTCTTGAAACCTGTCCTGGGCTGTAGCCCCATTTCTGGCAAAGCTCTTTTTGACTTATCATAAACTAATTTAACTGCTGAAGGGTAATCCTCATTCATCACAAAGGCTTGCCACAGGCTTGGCATTTTTCCCCATCCTCTTTTTTCCCATCATCTTCTGGGGCTGTTTGTTCCATTAGCTCTGCCAATTCATCAGCACCAAACCCTGTAATATCTAAGTCAATCTCTCCAGTGTCTAGTTCCTCAATTATGTCTTTGAGTTGTGGCAGGTCAAACTCACCACTCAATTTATTTAGTGCAATGTTTGCTGTCTTTTCTTTTTGTTCATCCAGCCACACTGCCCAGACATCCACAACATCTACTCCCATGGCCATATAACATTTCAGTCTTTGATGACCTCCAACAATTCTGCCTGTTTTTGCATTCCAGGTAATGGGCTGGAGATTCCCAAGCTCATGCAGAGATTTAGTTAATCTGCCCAGGGCATCTGAAGAAATTTTCCTGGGATTGTATGATGCTGGAAGAAGTTCAGAGATTTTCTTCTGAACTAGCATGGGGAATTTTTGGTCTTTATTCATAAAGTTTTTTATATCAGATTTTTACAATATGGTTTTTAATGCAACTCGCACAAAGACTCGTCGGCTCGGAACC